TGGGTAACGTGTAATACCGTCAGTGTTTTGTGGAATATCAACTCCACCATCTTCTGGATCAAGTCCAGCTTCTTTATTTATCTGAACCTGCATATCTTCAATTTCGTGGTCAGTAAGATTTAGTACGTTTTTCTGTACCCATTCTTTACTGAAGAATGTCCCAATATACGACTCAATACTTCCCAATGCATTAATTCTATCCTCAAGTAATTCAGCTCTTTTTAATTCAGCAAAGTGACCATCCTGCAGGAAGTCATACTGAATATGTTGCTGCATTTTTTTCCAATCTTCTAAAGTAATCACACCTTTAAGAATAAGTTGGGATTTTAGAATATCAGTAAATAGAGGAGTAAACTTCTTACGAAGTCTTTGTACAAACTTTGTGAATTTTAATTCATCTCTTGTAATTTCTGTAGAACGACCAAGACTAAATCCTGCTTCAGCTTCCATACGAGACATAGGTACATTTAATGACCTAAGTAATTTTTGTTTGAAATATGTAATATCATCAATCTCACCAAGATTAGAACCGCCTGGCAAAGTAGTAATCTCTGTTCCTCTACCACCTTCACGGCGAGGTAACCAGAAGTCTTCTAACATTGACATATGATTTCTGTCATCTCTAATTTCACCAGTAGATGCATCGTATACCAATTTGTTACGATAACGATTCATAACATCTTTTAGATATTGTTCTGCTTTAATTTTAGGTAAGTTACCAACATCAATATAAAAAATACGTCTTTCTGGAGCTCTTGATATACGATAGATAACAAGCGCGTCCTCAATCATTCTTAATTGATTTACTGGTTTAATTGCTTTATGAAGATAAGAAAGGACATGACCTTTGTTTTGGTCTACAAGACCACTTGGGACATAGGTAATACTGTCTGGAGAAATCTTAATACCCTCAGATGCACCAGAATTTAATCCTTTAGGACTATACATATAATATTCTTGTACATCTTGAATTAAATCTACACTGGAGTTAGACTTTGGTGCTTTAGAAATCTCTTTTACTTTACGAATTTTAACTGGTTCAATATACCTAAGTTCTTGAATACCCCTTTTAGGATTTTTTGTATCAATAACTTTATGATAATAAAGTCTACCATCAACATACCAACGTCTGAATATGTCGTGTCCTTTAGTATCGAAATTAAGAAGTTCTAAGACCGTATCAAATTCTTCTCTGATACGGTCTTTGATTTTTTTAGGGTAACCTAATCTATCTAATTCAATCGCTACGGCTTGATCTTTTTCATTGGCAACAATACCTTCATTAATAATATCTTCAATTGCACTATCGCACTCTGGTTGTTGTGCAATATCACGGTAGCGGCGAATTAAGTCAGACTCACTTCGCTGTCTACCATCTGTATCCAAAGTTTGTGCGTAAAAGCCTCCGCCAGCAACCTGCACAGAGCCGTCTTCTGAACTAGGTTCAGTAAATTGCTCTTGAGAACCACTGTCTTTGACTCTTTCAAACTTGAAACCAAATAATTTCGCCATAATATCTCCTACTATTGTCTTCTATTTAGTAGGTTAAAATTAGAAGTTTACGCCAGAAGCTTCAAAATGTTGATACTTCCAAACAACTTCAAATTCTTCAATAGAAGTTTGCTCATCACTTGTTAGTGCAATTTCACCAATAGATAGAGGAAAACAGTTTCTTAAAATATAAGATTTCAAAACTGTATCATCACGATCTAACTGTTCTACAGTTAAGTCAGTTTGATAATCAGATGGAGAAGTTACACCAGTATTATTTGCAAAATCATTAATACCATTGTTCCATCTTTCCATTGCGTTTCTGATCATAAAGTCTGTATCATTATAGAAAGTTGTTGTCCAATCTGGGAATGCAGGACGATCACCAGCGATGGTAATTATCCTACCTCTAAATGGTACATCAAAAGTTCCAAGTGTTGCGCCAGGCAGTGCTGCAGCTTTACATAGAAAAGAAGTTCTACTTACATCAAGTCCTATTGCAATTCCAGAGGGTGGAGTGATCGTTACTCTGTATTGGTTAGCTCTCGCTCCACCACCGATTAAGTTTGCTTTAAAGTCATCTATATTAGCCATGATTAACCTCCTATCTCACTAAACGCTACACCAGTACGAGTAGCTACAAAATTTAGTGTAATAAAGTTAATTGACCTTGCAGGTTTAACAAAAATGTCTGCTACAAACTCGTTTCGGTCAATAACTTCACCTGTATTGTTTGTACCATTAGCGACAACACTAAAGTCCGAAATACCTCTTCTACCTTGAACATCTCTCAAGAAAGGTTCCACTAGATTTCTGAACTGTGCTCTTGTAAACTCATCGTTAAACTCAAAGAGTTGAAACTTAGCTGCAGTTGCAATTGCTTTTTCAAGAACCAAGAACAATCGTCTGACGTTAATTCTGTCAAACGCACTTGGTTTTGTAAGAGCAGTCTTATCACCAAAGAGTGTTACACCTTGGCCTGGGAAGTTAACAACTGGATTAACTCTTGCACGATATAGAATGTCTCTTTCTGCATTTGTTGGATTAAATGAGAGTTTGATTGCGTTTCTTACTCTACCTCTATTGTATCCAGCAGGAGAGAACCAAGCATCTCTGACATTATCAGTAAATGCACAAAGACCAGCAGTATCACCATTCAGTGGTACAAATCTATATACATCATTGTATTTGTCAAACATATACTTGTATGCACTATCAAACACCATATAAGATGAAGATGGTAGTCCATCAAATCCAAGTTTTACATTCTGTGTTGCTGTACTAGTAAGTGAAACACCAACTGTCGCATCACGGTATGGAGAAAGAAATCCTACACAATCCCTACGAGTTTCAACAAGGGATGTAATCATTGTTCCATGTGTGTCCATAGTTGTTGCAGTGTCACCAACTCCACCACCGCGACCACCTAATACTAGGTTAATGTCAAGTGATTCTGTGTCAGCAAACTTATCGTATGCAAGTTCCATTTCACCAGCAGTTAGAGCATAATCGTCTGTTCCACCTGAGAGTGCGTCAATCGTAATTGGAACAACTGAAGTGTAAGCAGTTGTAGTATCTGTTCCCCAATTAGAACCAGCAGAAATATGATCTGTCCAGTAGATGAATAGTGATTGTAAAAAGATTACATCTGGGTAATAGTTACTTCCACCTTGTGCAGTTTTTGCATTAGGGTTCTTTGACATATTTCCAAATATTTCAATTACTCCAGCAGTTCTTCCACCAGCAGCAGTTGATACTTTACCAGTAATGTCACCAGTTGTATCGTAAACCACAACGTGAAGTTCATCACCAGCACCACGAGCATTATCAGTTGACCATTGTGTAGTGCCTGGGGCACCATCAAATAAATCATAAAACTTCCAACGTCTTTTGATATATGAATTGTCTGGAATAACAGTTTGTAGACCAGCACCATTGGGATCATCTTTTAGACGAATTACTAAATCGTTATCTGAACCAGCTGTAATTGTAACTACTTCATATTCGTTATATGCATCAACTGGTACTAAATGATCTGAGTCAGAAAAGAATGAAATCAAGTCACCAACATTGAATGCAGTTCCTGATCCATCTACATCATCAACTTCAATTGTTGTTGCACCAACAGCATGTTCAGAAACAGTTAGGATAGATAAACTTTGTTCGTATGCAGATGCACTACCACAAATTTCAACACCAATTGAGTTACCATGTGTTCCTGCAGTTCTTGCAGCCCACTCACCATGAGAACCTTCACCAGCAGCAAAGAGGTCTTGGTAATGGTCATCATCACGAATAAGGATACCAGAGTTTGCACCAGCATTTAAAATACCAGATGCAGCCCGAACCACTTTAAGTGAATCTGAATACTGTAAAAAGTTAGCAGCGGTAAAGAAAGTTTCAAACTGATTGCTTGAAGACTGCGGTTTACCAAATATTTTTACTAATTCTTCTTCTGATGTAATATTTACAACGGAAGAAACAGGGCCCTTTGAAAAGGCCCCAGCAATTGCACCTATTGAGGTTGTAACTGCGGGTACGACATTCGTTAAATCAATTTCATTAACTTGAACGCCAGGAGAGACTAGAAAAGCCATGATTTTGTTACTCCTTCTAAAATCTTGTATAGATTATCTTGTTATCTCATTTATTTATAAAAATGAAGTTTCTAAAAACCCACTTTTATATGTTGTAAAACTTATAAATACTATTATGTCAAATGAACATTATATCAAGTATAAAGAAACTATTAAAAAAGTAGCTCGTAGGAACTACCATAAAAGAGTTGCTTGGTTAAATAATCACTTATCAGATGAATATTGTCAACACTGTGGTGAAAGCGAAACTGTATGTCTTAAATTATATCCCCATGATGTTGAAATTCGGAAACAAACTATACGAGTCGGTGTAAATGATGATAGTAGAAAAGAAGTTCACAAATTAATGAATGAAAGTAAAGTGGTTTGTTCTAATTGTTGGATAAAACTCGACAACGATCTAATTGAATTTCTTTAATTATTTTTGTTCTTTCTTCATCTGTATATATTACCCAATCACTAATTTGTCTATCTGTTCTAAAACATCCTGTACAAACTTTATTTATAATTTTACATACCTGTATGCACGGAGTTTCTATATCACTCCAATCTATTCTTTTTCTATTACCCCTACGCATTAAAAATTTGTATAACCATCGTGTCTGACGATAGGACTCCATCTTGTTCCGTATTCATCAATAGCTTCACCAATATTTTCATCCTCTAAACCATTAATCATAAATCCAAATGGGGCCATGTCCTGTTCTAGTTGGTCTTGATTTTCTCTGTACATCTGTTCTCGTATATCATTGTTTGTAAGTTCTTTGAAATATGTTTGGTCTGTACACCAACCAAAAATAAACAAACAAGCAACCATATCATCATTACACCCAGCATCTGCTTCAAATGAAGACCCCTTAACAATAAAGGTTGATAATTCATTAATTGTATCATAGTCTTCAACAATAAGTTTATTATCTTCTATCATCTGCTTTAAATTAGAACAACCAATTTTCTTAACAGCTTTAGTTGTTCTCACACCTAACTGAGCTCTACCACCAGAAAATCCACCACCCAATACCTGACCAGCTCTTCCACGCATCGATGCCATAATCATATTATCATATTCCATATCAAATTGCATAGCATTAGCTACTTGTTCCCCAATGTCATTTACTTCTATAAGAACAAATGCTTGGTTGTAGGCTCGTGCAACTTGATATATTTTTTGTGGAAAGATAAGTGGTTTAATTTCGTTGTCTCTATACTTTGCAACCATTCGATATGGTACTTGGGTAACATCGAACACAATGTATGCTGAGTAGTCATTAGACGTGCCTCTAGCCACGTCAGCGGTTAAAAGGTATGTATTACCCTCCTTTGGCTGTTCATAAACATCAAGTCCAGCATTTGACTGTAATGGTTTCCTATATGTCAGTCTTCTTAATGTGGATGGTGATATAAGTGTATCAATAGAACCAAGAAACTCACACTCAAATTCTGTGTTGAATTGTTGTTCGCTTGTATTTGCAATAGTTTCTTTTTTCCACTTTTCATCACGGCCAGGAACTTCACTCCAATGAACCTCAATGGGTATGTAGCTATTTCTTTGTTCTTCTGCTTCTGTCCAAATCTTATAGAACATATTCATACCATGAGGTGTAGAAACAATCATAACCTTTGTAGATTTACCAGAGCTTATTGTAGGATAAACTGAACTAAAGAATTGTTCAGCAACGTTGCTTGGAACGTAGGCGAACTCATCCAAAAATATGATGTTATATGAACCGCCACGAACAGCACTAGCAGAAGTAGACGAAGCCAAAATTTTCGATCCGTTTTCAAGTTCAAGACTCCCTTTGTTCCATGACATTACCCCCTGTTGCAACCAGTGTGGTAGGTGTTCATAGGCAAGTTGTAATCTTCCTAATAGGTCACGAGCTGTAGCTGCTTTGTTAGCGAGAATGGCAATATTTACACTAGGATTGAATAGTGCATAATGTAATAGATATGATACCATAACAGTAGACTTACCAGACTGTCTTGGTAATTTGCAAATAGTAAAACGATTACTGTGAAATGTACCAACCATTTCTTTTTGAAACGGATACATTTTAAATGGGATCAAACCTTCGTCCAGAGAAACAATTCTTACATAATTCTGAATAAAATAAAGTGGGTCTTCCATACACTTTGAATATTCTAAAAGTTCTTCTTTAGTCCATTCTTGTTGTACGTTAGCCTTTTTGAGATTTGGATTACCTAGATAGGTAGCCTCAGCCATCAGATTTACCCTTTAACATTTTTTGTAGTTCTGCAGTAGAACCAACAAATAAAGCATTAGTAACACTCTTTGGTGCATTACTTGGGACTTCTTTAAGTCTCTTCATCTTTTCTTGCAATTCAACTAGTTTGTCTGTAACATCTGCAACCTGTTTAATACCATTAAGTGCAACTTCATATGCTCGTGGATGTTCGCCCTCTTTAGCAAGTTCTAAAATACCATCAATTGCATCTTGACCACGTTCAATTAGATTATAAAGATTTTCTCTTTGATACTTATAATCATTATCAATATCATCTTCTGTTATAGAAGATTGAGAAATTTTTCTTGGAATAGTTACTGCAGTCTCAGCAAACGCTTTTTCTACAGGGTCTATTATTCCAAGAGCTTGATTTATAATATTATCAGAAGAGGTCATTTTCTAACATCAGTTCCGCTTACTGGATCATAGTTCTTTGCGTCCTCAAAGAAAGAAGTTGTCTCATTAAATCCAAAATCATCATCAGCATCAGCTGTGCCTGGCGTTGGGGTAACAGTATATCTTTGTTCTCTTGTAGGTGAAACATCTGGTAGGTTTGCATACTGGTCAACTTGAACAGTTTTAATAACCTTACTTGAAGTAACAGGGCCGTATAGGAAAAACTTTGTGGTAAACGACATAGTGTAAATGATTGCTCGTCTAGCATCAAAATCACCTTGGTAACTATCTTCATATGAAACATTTGTTAGAATAATAGGAACATCTTTTTTAATTCCCATGTCTGTCATATCATTGATAGTTAAAGTATAATCTGGTTGAAAGTATGGAAGAATTTGTTCTACAATCTGTAATGCATCATCAGAGTTTTTTGCCATAGCATATAGAGTAATATCCATATTATATGGTACTGGCATAAATTGAGTATCTAACTTATTTGAGTCTGTACTGGAAGACTTTACTTTTTTAAATTTTTGAACACGATTCATTTTACGGATAGGATCATAGGTCAGACCTCCAATTTCAAATCCAAGTCTGGGTAGTGTAATAGCTGTTGCAGCTGATACTGAAGGGTCTTGATCTAACCTAGATAGAAATTTTTGTTTTGGCCCGTACGCCAAAGGAACTTTCATAGCTTGTATAATAGCTCCACTGTTGTTCTTACGAACTATTTGTATATCATTAAACATCGTTCCGAATGCTACTATTACATTGCGAATTGATTCGTGATAAAATTGTTGTCCTAACATTATGTACTCCCTACATCACCAAATGGGTTTGTTTCTGAAAAATCCAAAACTTTATCATCAAGAGTTTCAAACAATTCGTTTTGTGTTGTTTTGTCTGTTTCACCATCACCTATTATATAGTCTTCTGTAATTAGGTATTGTAGTGATCCAGTGTCTGCTTCATTTTCTAGTAATATACTTTCACCCACAGAAGTATCATCGTCTTCACCAATTATATTATCAGATGAAGCATTGTTGGAAACAGTAATTGTAGAATTTTCATTTAGTAGAGAACCAGTTGCACCACTATTTCCTTCTAATAAAATTCTAGTATCATCTTCAAGAGAAATTCTATCAAAGTCAAGATCAGTACCATCTAGAAGAACTAGTCCACTATCCAAGAAATACTCTAATGCTATATTTTCATTTATAGTAGATGACTGTTCAAGTGTAAATTGGAACTGTGCAGTGTCTGTACTCAATTCACTTTCTATAGCATCAATTGTTGTAATACCTGTATCAATGATTTCACCAGCGTATTCGTACTGTCTACATCTTAATTTATATACTGGATTATTATCTAATTGATAAAATGGTTCATCATGGTCTACAAAACTAATTTCAAACATTTTTGCAATTACTGGATGATAAACCAAATCACCTTCTAGTGGTCTATCTGCATCAGTTGTAGCTGTATCCATAATAACATAAAAATTATCACCATCTAAAGTTGTAAGAATTGAAGAATTACCATCTTGACTTACACTACCAGATTCTAATAATACTGAACCACCAGTAGTATCTGTTCCATCTTCTAACTCAATTTGACTATCCATTTCTTGGAAACGATCTTTAGAAACTACAAAAGTAATTTCATTACGGTTCTCTAAACCAAACTGAGATATTATTTCTTTGTCTCCACCGAATCCTTCTGCATTTTCAACATACATCTCTATAGGATGTTGTGTCGTAAACTTAGAAAGAGAATCTTCACCTAAAACATTATCTAATGCCACAGTTGTTCTATTGACATAATAAACATCATGTCCATATATCTGTATAGCTTCTTTGAGTAAGTTTTGGTATAAACTTCTCTCAGTTGCTATTGAGTGTAGATTACTAGTATGGAATGCGGTGTTGACAGCCATTTACTGTTTCTCCAACTGTTCTAATCGGTATTTTAATAACAGCATTTGTGACTTTAATTCTTGAACATCTTTTGTAGTTTGTTGAACAGAAGGCGGTGGGGCCCATTCATCAATCCAACTGTCATTTTCTTCAATTTCAATTAAAGCCATATCCATTTCTTTTTCAATGAAGGTAAGTCTTTCAGTAATACCAAAATATGCCCATGTACTAATACTTGTAAAAGCTATTAGTGCAATTAAGTTTTTAAGAGGTATTGTAAATTCAGAAGCTTCATTTAATTTAGATGCCATAATACTATCCTACCATATAATCAATTGGTGTTTCAAATGACAACTGAATTTGTTCTTCTAAATTGTTTAACTCTTCTATAGCTTGTGAATAAATTGTTTCACCATTCATAGTTACTCCACCTAACATTGCAACTCCACTAAACTTAGATAGGTTTGCACCCCATTGTCTTTTGATTAGGGCTGTTGCATATCTCTTTAAATAGATATCATCAAATATATCACTATATGATGCTGGGTCAATTTTACGATAACATTCAATAATTAAATATTCACCAGCATTCACATCATGTGACCAATCCATATCTATGTAAAGTCTGTTTTGGTGTTGATTAAATCTTAATGGTTTTTCACCTACCAATATATGAGAAAGGTGATCTAGCTGTTGCATTGTCATTTCATAGTGAATAATTGATGTGGATGAAAAATCATACAAATCATTTAATCTTAGTTGGTATCGAATATCAAACATATTGTTTGTAGAGGAATCATCGAAAGGAAATATTTGTATTACTGAAACTACAGAAGAAGGCATGGGTATAAACCCATTACCCTCACCAAAAGATGCAGTAATAGTACTGTCTATTGAATCTGTTGCAGTCGTAGTTGTATTAGACGCAGCTCTTGTAATATCAGCCTCAGTTACTTGATACTTTAAATACATCTTTTCAATACCATCATAGTGATATTGTGCAAAGTATTGCAACGCTTCATCAATACGATCATCTACTTGATCATCAGATACGTTTATATCAATAACACCAAAACCTAGAGCTCTAAGACAATAACTTTTAAATGTTGCTTTTGTTGTAGGTATAGCCATTATTTTTTTCCTTTGTCTCTTATTTAGGTATTATCGAACTGGAATGCGTTCCAACCTTGGCCAGATAATGTAATACCATGAGAAGCTAAAACTGATAATGGGTCTGTTGTTCCATCTTCAAATAATAAACGATCATTTTCATCAGCAGAAGTGTTTAATACAAGAAAGTCTCCATCATCACTAGCAGAACCATCAGTGGCATCTAATCTAAATCCAGATAATAATGCTATAGTTCCTGTCTTATCTTGTAGTGATGCAATCCTATCAGTTGTTGGTTCATTTATTCTAAAAGTAGTTTCATGTGCATCAGCAGTAGCACCCTCAAATACAAACGCATTGGTTACATTTATTTGAGCCTGATTTATAGTTGTAGTTGTTCCTGTTACAGTAAGATTACCACCTATTGTAGTATTACCACTAACGGCAAGTGAGGTCAAAGTACCAACAGAAGTTAGACTAGAATTTACAACACCACTTGCAATAGTGTTTCCTGTCAAACCAGAAGCTGCAACTCCAGTAATACCACTGGATGTTTCAGATGCATCTGAACCAATAAACTTTCCTAGTGTAGAATCAAATTTAAGAAATTTACCATTAACTTTTGCACTAGTTCTTTGAACATCATCTAAAAATTCTAATCGTACTTCACCACCACCAGCACCAGACATTTGTGATGATGAAATCTGTTGTGCAACAAGTGATCTGAAATTATCAAATTCTTTTCGTAGAGTTGTGATATCATCAATTTCTTCTTTGATATCAACTTTTTTCTTTTTGTCGTCTAATTGTGAAATTACACCACTTATAAGATTCACTTCTTCTTTTACAGGTTCTTGATTATCACCTAGTTTACTTAGAAGTTCAACTTCTTCTTCTTCAATATCTTTAGCAATTTGATCTACTGATACAGTTAATAATTCTTCAAGTGCATCTAGTTTATTTTTTTCTTCTTTAGATTTTTCAATCCAAGCAGACACATCACTAGTAATATCATCAATTGGATTATCTTCAGAAGGTTCTATGTGGTCTTTTTCTTCAGGCTCTTCTGCATGAGTTATTGTTTCCAGTAAATCAGAAAATTCACTAAGATTTGCTTTGTTTTTAAAATCTAGTTGTTGTACTTCTAAATTCGCTTCAACAGAAGCTTCTTCCAAACCTTGAAAAAGATTTGTTATATCAGCTGTAGTTGTTTCAACGAAATCTTTACGTTTCTTTTTCACAACCTTTACCTCTTTAGAAGCTTCATCTAAGCTACTAAAGAGGTTATCAATATCAGATTGATCTATTTTAGGTTTTGAAATAGAAACTACGTTTTTGCTATCACGTTTTGCTTCTTCCAAATCGCTAAATAGATTTGCAAGGTCAGATTGTAATACAGTAGTTTTAGAACGCATTTCGATTACCCCTTATTGAAGTATTTATAAAAAGGGCAAAATGCTTTTATTCAGACTTGGCACCTTCTGTGTCTTCTGATTTTTCTGCTTCTTTTACACTGCTCATTAATGTATTAGAAAATGCAGTAGATGCAGCGTTTAATTGATCCAACTCAAATTGGATATTTGATTTCTTTGTATTCAATGATCTTAACTGTCTGAGAATATACTGTTGTTCATCTGTCATATCAGCAACATTATATTCTTTATCGTCAATAGTTATTACGTCTGTGTTTTCGTTTTCTGTAGTCATTTCAAGTGTCTCCTATTTTCAATTCACTTATTACTGTTATTTA